GGAGGAATGGGACAAGAAGAAGGACGAAGTTATGCGAACAGGGTTGAAGGCAAAGTTCATGCAACATCCGGAGCTGCGAGCAAAGCTGCTCGAAACCAAGGATCGGCCGATTGGAGAGGCAAATCCCAGGGAAAAGTACTGGGCAATCGGAACGTCGGCGGAGACAACAAAGGCACCCTACCCAGCAAAGTGGCCGGGGAAGAACGTGTTCGGTACAATGCTGATGGAACTGCGCACCGAACTTAATGAGTAAGAACGGATTTGGTTCAAACAAAAAATCGAACAGCAACTACAATGCAACGACCAACGATTCAACAAGTGCGGGACGCAATGTCCCCGCTTATTGGAACTCAGTTTCACGCACCGAAAACATCAAACAAAGGTGCAACTGGAATTTTATGTGAAAAGCCAACGACTCCTCGAATCCCCTGTGTGTAAAGACAACCTGTTGGATTCGTTGAGAGACAGCATGTATCTCCTCGGCACTTGGGACGCTAATCTTTTTCGGATGTCCGTAGGGAACATTGAATGATGGAGTAGAACACTCCCACCTCCTACAAATGGTTCGTGGTAATTCACACATGTTCTTGGGAACTGCTCGAAAACATTCGACAGAATTTGCGTCTTCCCACCCACCCACTTCAATAGGGGCTTCATTGAGTTGACAGAATTGACTTGCCAACATATAATTCGTTTTTGTAATTGTGGTAGTGGGCTTGGAAAATCAGTGCTCCTTATAGAAATCCTCATAACTCATGGTCGCGGGTGGAGGTGCGGCTCCCTCCGTCACCTGTGGGATAAACTTCTCATACAGCTTCTTGCCAACAATGGCCGAGGCTGCTTCAGGGGTCATCTCGCCCTTTTCAATTTTTCGCTTCAAGAAGAGCATCTCGAAAAAGGTTGCGTCCAGTCGATCCTCCATGTGCATTTGAAAAAGGGAGGGGTAGTTGAAGTAGAGGAGCTCATTCTCGGCACGAAGCTTTGTCTCATACAACGGAGTCCCCCTGTGACTGCGGTATCGCCTCTTGCTGACATCCATGTTCCGCACCAGCGCCTGAACCTGTGTCGCACTCAAATCCTCCGACACAATTCCGCGCTGTCCGTCTGCGACTTCCTGGGGGGTAAGCTCTCGTGTTGCCATTTTATGTATTCTTCGAGCACATTATGAAGATGGAATGGACGCAATCAGGGGACGCAGTTGTGCCATGAGCAGAACGCACTCCTCGTGTGTCGTCATGCCCGTCAAGATGATTTGCCCCGTTCGAAACACCTTTGCGATCCACTTGACGTCTGGGAAGTAAATCTTGACGGCTGGATAGACGGCGGGCTCGTAATTGGCCTTGATGCCTTGCTGTCGGAGACTCGCATAGAGCACATCGCGGGAGAGGTTGGGCATATCCACGATCTTCGTCTTGTAGTTCATCAGAACCACGCGACGATTGTCAGGAACCCATTCACCCGAAATGACTGCCGTGGGACAGGAGGTTGCGATGTGCTCGTGAAGAATCCGGGTGACAGCTCGGTCATACTTTTCATCAAGAACCCCCGTGATATGAAACACCCCATTTTGGAATATCTTGACCGTAATCTCCTTGCGCAGGAGAGTGCCGTCCCCGTCATTCATCACCACAATCGTGATGGAATTGTGACCAAACCCCGTCGTCCGCTTGGGTGCCTCCACCTTTGTTCGTCGCTTGATGAGGTCGCGCTTCGAGGTACCACGCTTCAACACCCCCTGCTTCTCAATCTTAATGATGGACTCCGTAAGGGGTAGTTCCCGAACCAGTATGTCCGTGTTTAGCTTGACCCCCGTGGTGTAGAGCACGACCATCGTTGTTAGAGTTGGGGAGTCCATTGTTGCCTTCCTCCGTGTAAACCCAATCGATTTCGTTTTTCCAGGACTGCGAAAAAGCCAGTGGGAACCGACTGATGGCGTGACAGGAAAAGTCACGCAAGACGCGTCGGAGCAGAACCTCTTCGCGCGGTGTTAGCATCCATCCGTCCAGGTATCCAAACCAGAGGGTTGCTGTTTTTCGATGAGAGTGAATTTCAACAATCGCGTCGGCCAACTCATCAAGGCGCACAGTCGACATGTCAAAACAGTTCTCAGGTTTCGGTCGGATGAATGTGTAGACTGTCAACATTGTTGCTTTACTGGGGGTGTGTTTAAGCGTTCGGTTGGTTGGTGTGCGGGCGATTAATGACGCTCTTGAATCCCGCCTGCTGACTGGCAGTGAGTTTGCAGTTACACGAGCCCGCACGCTGAACCCTCTTGGGAGCGCCACAGGACGCGCACGAGTTGTAGCCCCTCTGATTCTTGTTCTTCTCCGCTTGAATGAGTGCCACACTGCTGTCTGCGAGGAGGGTCGTTCCCGCAAGACGATCGTTCAACTCGGGGACGGTGCTCGACGAGTAACACACGGCCTGAATCTGCGCAGCCTTGCGGTTTCGAGGAAGGTCACCCTGTGCGACCGCCTGTCCCGCAGTGAATTCATTGTAGTCGGATGTATCCTTGACGGCGTGACCACCGCCATGAACGTACTGCGAGGTGGGAACTGTGGAGGGCGCATTCAGCATGGACGAACAGACCGTCTTTGCTACCGCCGTCTCCAAGTTGCCCGACGCAGCAAGACGCTTGACAATCTCCGTTTGATGTCCCGCATCACGATGAGGTCGGGTGTCGATGTAGGTAGGCAGGCGCTGCTTCATGCGCCCAAGGTATTCCGAGTACGAACTCATTTACTTCTACAATGATAAGAAAAAGGAAGATGGACACCCTCGGAACGCCTCTCCGCATTCGCATTCCACCGCCCTTGGACTTTTGTACGATGGATGGATGCGTTCAATACGTGTCACGATTGTCAGTGTTTGCCATTTGTTCCAGTTGTCTTCGGAGTTCAAATCCACCCGCCATTCTTCGATGTTATGATGGGTGCGTCAAGAAATGACGACGACAGCACTCTCGTGTAAGACCCAGTTCGTCCATCGCGCGCCCCTCTGCTGTACGCGTCGTTGTCTGCGTTAGATACACGAGGTCGTCATTCTCGGGGCGTCCATCCTGCTTGCGAAATGTCTTTACGTGTTCGAGATACTTGAACCACTTCCCCGCAATGGGGAGATTGCAAGTGTAGCATCGAACGGGAAGAGGAAAGTCCATTGTGTGGTGTTGTCTTACATAAACGACAGGACTTCCGTTTTTCTTGTCTGCGGACTAACACAATGAAGTTCTCTAAGAAGACTATGCTTATCACCGCACTCGCACTGGTGGTTGCGGTCGGGCTCTTGTACCTTGCGATTCCGTCCGACAAGAAGGTTGCCTTTGTCCAGGCAGACATTGCGAAAGACCATTCCCGATTCACCCCCACGGAGAGCGTCGACGTCGCAATGGCAATGAAGATGGTCCTCCACGAACCCGCTCACATGTTGAACCCTCCCGACGACCAGCCCGCTCTCCTCCTCTATCCGCCAACGGCCGAGGAGCTCGCAAAGTTGTCGGGGGAGTAAACAAATGTCCGTACTAAAAAATGTCCTGCTCACACTCCTCGTAGTGATTGCGCTCATGAAGACGGGCATTGGAGGACTGCTCGACATACTTGGCATTCGTCCCTTTGGTATGAGCCCGACTCACGCATGGGCAGATGCGATCATCCTCTTGCTCTTTGCGATTCTACTTTCGCTCAACATGAAGTAACTCACCAAGCTACTTCAAGTTCCTGCGCACTCCAAAACTCGCTCGTGTTGTTCGGCAGCTGACGACGAATCACATAGGGCAACTTCCTCTGCTCCACTTCCCGCTTTGCCACATTCCATAGAAACATCGGGTCGGACGTTCGCAGTCCCTCCAACCCCACCAATGGCTTCGCACCCTCCGCAATCTGCTGGGCGCGCGTAGCGATTAACATAGTGTACTCATACTTTGTGAAATACGGCTGTGTGATTCGAGGCGTCTCGATGGACGTGTTCACATCCTTGCGAAACACGGGACGGACTTCGGGATGGAGATCGATTGCCATTCTTTCCTTGTCCCTTGCTCTGAAACTCTTTCATTCGTTTTAACAAATGCCCGTTCTTCGCACCTCAAACTCCGATGTTGTCGCACACACCAAAGCCGCCGCTCAGAGGGTTGTTGGCAAGTCGGTTGCGTCCTCTGTCCCACTCCCACCCGCATCCATCACGTCCGCCGTCGTTCGCGCATCGGCCGTTGCGGCAGTTGTTTCTTCAAAGACCTCCGTCGTCGCACGGGCGATTGCGAAGGTCAACACCTCCAAGCGAGGGTAATCTCTTTCTTTCCTAAACACAAATGCCGATGAACACCACGATGTCCTCGTCGGACTATACGTCCTTCCTCAAGGCACAGGCGGCCTCCCAGTCCTATCGAAGTGGAACCATTCCCAACACGATTCAGACCAGCGCACAGCCCTTCGCAACCCAGTCGGTTCTCAATGCCCAACTCCTCACCAGCCGGGCAGCCTTTGCCGTCAACCCGACGAAGGCATCTATCACCGGTCGGGGCAGTGTCCAGCCCTACAACGGTGTGGGGTACGTCAACCAACCAAAAAAGCTGTCGACCGTCCATCTGTCGACGAGCACGACCTATGGCTCCACAGTTTTCCCCGGCACTGGCCTACCCCAGGGCAGGGGCAATCCTACCAATGTCGGCACAATGCGCATTGTCTACGGCTCGCAGCGTTAATTGGAGGAGAGATTCGCCGACTGCTTCCACGTCGTATTGCAGACCGCACACTGATACATCCAAATCACATTCTTCGCATCGAGCTTGATGCCCACGATGTCCGACGATCGCCCTGCCTTTCGAGTCTCGCATGTCGCGTTGGGGCACTTCATGTTTGTGAACTTGGGGAGCGTGGGGTCGTGCTTCAAATAGGGATTGATAGAGTACTGGACGGACGTGTCAGGTTCGAGGTCGTGCTCGTACACCACCGGATTCTCATTCGTGATGGCCTCTTCGTACGGACACGATCGGCACTTCAAGTAGGCCATCGAGTCGCGCTCCTCGATGGAATAGAGCATGTTGCTACACTGAGTACAGAACTTCATTGTGCTTATCAAATGGCTACACAATTTCAATCCGTTTTGGAATCCAATTTCCTGCGTTCAAAACGGATAGACGGCCAACAACTCGTCGGGGGAAGTAACAAGGGACGCAATGCCTCCACTCACGAAATTGGAGAAGTTTCTTAACGGTGACCCAAATGCCCCCTCCGACACGGGGAAGCGAGGACGTGTTGTAACAGAGGCCGGTCGCCCCTTTACACACACGACCATGGCAGAACCCCGCACCAAGTGGAACATAGCCTCTGACGATCTCCCTGAATTCTACAAGTTGTATGCCGCCGAGATTCGGCAGTGTACGGTTCAGTACATGACAGAAAAGGGCAGTCCAATCGGATCGATGCGGGTCGATTTAGATTTCAAGTACACGGGCGAGCTCTCGGATCACAAACACACTCGCAACCAGGTGATTGCGTTTGTCAAGGCCTACATGGCCGAAACCAAGAAGTTTCTCGTGGTGCCCGAGTCCGTCGAGGTCTTCATTCTTGAAAAGTCGCAGCCCGTCTACGACAAGGCACACAAGACATCCAAGTCGGGCGTTCACATCCAAGTTCCGGCGTTGAAGACGAATGCGGGTGTTGAGCAAACGGTTCGTCGCAACCTGCTGGGGCGTATGGAGGAGTTCTTCCCGGATCTCGGCCTGCTGGGTGATTGGAAGGCGTGCTACGATGCGCAGCCCCTGTCCCACACCAACAACTGGATGATTCTCGGATCGAAGAAGCAGGATGGATTCCCCTACGAGCCCGTCTACATTCTCGATTGGGATTCAGAGACGGGAGACATCAGTGTCGACGAAGACGTCCCGCATCTCAGTGCGGAACTTGTTCAGAAACTCTCTGTTCGAGCAACGGCGAGCGAGGAGACACCCATGACCGAGTTCGGCAAGGAGAACGTCCGAGTGCCTGTCGCCCCTGAAACCGCAACGGGTCCTGGTCAGGCGCCCTCACGTGGCCGCACCGATGAGAAGGGTCAACCAGGATCCCGCGGTTCGTCGCCGGGTCGATACTACATGGAGCCACTCTCCGCCCAGATGCGCAAGTACTATGAGGATCACACGATGAACCTTGCGGCGACTCGCTACATGGACTACAAGTGCTGGATTGATGTGGGCAACTGTCTCAAAAACATTCATCCCGATCTCCAAGAAGTATGGTTTGACTTTGGAGCGCAGCACGAGACGTTCAATCAACGCGAGGCGATTGCAAAGTGGAACTCGTTTGGTGGCCGAGCAGATGGCGAGAAGCTCGGTGTGGGCAGCCTGCGCTCGTGGTCAAAGCAGGACAACCTTGCGGGATGGAAGCAGATTGAGGATCGCAACATTGACCGACTTGTTGACGAGTCACTGTCGGGGACGGAGCACGACGTGGCGATGGTGGTGCTGGCGAAGTACAAGGACGAGTTCAAGTGTGCCAAGTTCGGCAACTCGGAGTGGTTCCGATTCAACGGCAACACGTGGACGGACACCGATCAGGGCGTTGCGTTGCGGTGCCGCCTGTCGAAGGACATTGCGGACATCTACCTGAAGAAGGAGATGGCTCAGATGAGGGAGATTTCGGATCTCGGAGATTGTCCTCACAAGACGCCCGACCCCACGTGCGACACATGCAAGGCCGAGAAGAAGAAGAAGGCGTACAGCGAGGTGCGACTCAAGCTGAAGCGAACGGGGTTCAAGAAGAGCGTGATGGACGAGAGCAAGGAGCTGTTTCTCGACGAGGAGTTTGGCCGCAAGCTCAATGAGAACAAGACACTGACTGCCTTCAACAATGGCGTGTTTGATACCAGCGCCCTCGTGTTTCGCGAGGGACGGCCGGAGGATTACATTAGTTTGACGACAGAGCTAGAGTATGATGAGCGGCCGTATCACGAGCACGCTTGCTGGACGGAACTGAACAAGTTCTTGTGTGACATTCTTCCCGTGGCCGCAGTGCGAGAGTACTTCATGTGTCACCTCTCGACCTGCCTCGTCGGTGGCAATGACCAGCAGAAATTCCACATCCTCACGGGGTCGGGTTCCAATGGCAAGTCCATGTTGATGAACCTCGTTGCCAAGTGTTTCGGCAAGTATACGTGCAAAGTCCCCATCGCACTGCTCACACAGAAGCGCAACAAGTCTGCTGCGGCTGCTCCGGAGATTGTCAAGATGAAGGGTGCTCGCATCGTCATGATGCAGGAGCCCGACGAGGGCGAGCCACTGAGTTCGGGAGTCATGAAGGAGATGGTGTCCTCCGAGACCATGGTGGCTCGTGATCTCTATGCGGGCTCCAAGGCCATGGTCGAGTTCGAGCCCCCGAAGATGCACTTGACGTGTAACGAGAAGCCCAAGATCACAACAATGGATGGAGGCACGTGGCGCCGTTTCGTGGTGGTTGACTTTCCCAGCAAGTTCGTTGTCAGTCCCGTTGCGCGAAACGAGAAGCCCATGGACGACACGATTGTTCAAAAGACGCAGAGCGACGAGTGGGCGACGGCGTTCATGTCCTACCTCGTCCAGCTCTTCATTCGGGGTCGTGGGTGGCGCAAGTTGACGCCTCCTCCCGAGGCGATGGAGCACACGAAGGAGTACAAGGAGGACAATGACGTGGTCGCCAGGTTCCTCCGTGAGTGGTTTCATCCCTATGCTGCGGGCGATGTGCCCGAGGACGCCGAGGCCGTCACCCAGTCTGCGATTAAGATCGCCTTCTCCCAGTGGAAGCGCGAGAATGAGGTCATGAACGGCGCCACGCCTGCGCAGTTAATGAAGCGAGTTGCGGAACTTCATGGAGCCTTTACGCGAGGCGGCTGGACTTCCTTCCGACTCGGGAATGCGTGAGCCGGGACCCACTCCTGGCGTGCCTAGACTTCTTGCCGCCTCGCCGAGTCCGCCGACGCTTGCCACCAAATGCGGGGGGCGCCTGGTCGACCGCATACGGATCGGTTGTGGGCAACGCAGTGTCGTCCGTGGAGGCCGAGAACCAAGTTGCGGGGTTGTACCAAACCATTTGTATCTATTGAATCTTTTTTTACTCGCTCCAGTCGTTTCGCTGGACTCACTCCTTGCCCGTCGCTGCGAGAATGGCGAGGGACACGAGGCTCATTACAATTCCAACCCATCGCAACCCCGCGATTGACTCGCCGAAAATCAGGACGCCTTGTAGCGTAACAATAACGTTCGACATCAAATTCCAGATTAGGTTCGTTGCCACCATTCCCTCGTAGTTCATCGCCTTCAAAAAGACGAGGGGTTCAAGTGAGTAGACACCGACTGCCAGGGGGATGCCAAATGCACTCGACATCGTACCCGCGGACACCATCTTGACCGTCCCCATCATCACAATATCGATGAGAGCCATGATCGTGCCGAAGAAAAGAGGCAGCATTGAGAAGTTTCCGATCTTCCAGTTCATATCCTGAATCACTCGGTCAATCCAATACTTTGCCATTGTGTGTTTGCGAGGTTAAAAGAATTACTCGACGCGCTTGGCACCGATGCGGGTCAGCACGTAGGTGCGCAGGACGCCGATCGTGAAGACCACCAGGATGAAGGAAATAACCAGGTTGACGAGCGCGGACACGACCTCGCCAATTCGCAGGGTCACGCCGCCCATCGTCACAGTGAACTCGGTGACGCCCTTGCCGGCGGACGCGGCGGGGCTCAGGAGCGGCGTCACGATGCCGTCAGACAGGGCGCTGAAGAACTTGGCAACGACGGAGCCAAGATAGAACGACGCGGTGAGGATAATAAGGTCCTTCGGGTCTAACATGATTTATACTTACTCTACGAGTTTTTTACGTGCCTCGCGGCGTTTTCTATCGGCAAGAGTGTAATGGTCGACACACTCTATTGGGGGCCGAGTGGATGGCAACTGTTTCATCTAGTCGCGTTTCGGTCGGCGCACCCCGACAATGTTCTCAACGACATGAAGGACGTCCTGCCGTGTAAGTTTTGCCGAGCCTCGACAACCGAGTTCGTTCAGAAACACCCCCTCCGCGGCGATCCAGGCAAGTGGCTGTTCGACATTCACAACATGGTGAATCGCAAACTACGAACACAGTGCAAGGACGCCCCCGCGGTCGTTGATCCGGGACCCGATCCCGCCTTTGAGGAGGTCAGGAAGCGATATGATGCGATGAAAGCAATCGACGGTGTTCCGGGTCGCGACTTTCTGTTTTCGATCGCGGCAAACTACCCCGACACCCCGGAGGAAGTGAACATGGCAACCCAGCGAACGTTCCTCCACCACCTTGGGGAATCCTACCCGTTTGACGAGTTGCGTGAGGTATTTGCCGCGTATCTTGCCAAGAACGAAGTGGAGTTGTCCTCTCGCAAGACCTACATGCGGTGGATGTATGGTCTGCTGAATGCTCTGTCCAAAAAGTCTCGTTCTTCCATTCCCTCCTTCCGGGGATACTCGCAGCGAGTCCTGTATTACAAGACGGGGTGTGAGAAGAAGAGCTACAAGGGAAAAACCTGTCGAAAGACGACAGGGGGCGGCCGGACAAAAGACAGGGATCGTCGCCGGACGTTCCGTGTCTCACATCAATCACTTCTTTGAGTTCTTCTCCTTCAATGCTTCTTGCTGTCGGACATGGCGAGAGGTGTAGATCTTATCACCTCGCTTCTCCTTGTCCGTCTTTTTCGTTTCACGTCGCGTCTTCGGTGGATCCATTGTGAGTTGAGGTCTCTTACCTCACACTGCGAGAATCCGTTTTAATAGCCGTGCATACCCCCCTTGCGAGTCTTGCGGGTCTTCTTGGAGCCCCGGCGGGATCGGCGCCGACCGCCCACAGCCGCAGGAGACAAGTGCGCGGCGCCGCCCACAGTTGCGGGGGCGCTGGCCGTGCCAGACTCGTCGGCGGGGGAGACATCCGCACCGCCCTTCTTCTTGTAGGTTGCCTTTGCCATCTTCAGCACGGCCTTGAAGGACTTGCCCTTGTGCGCCCTCAGGGTCTTCTTGACGTGCGTAAGCCATGGGTTTCGCTTTCCTGCCTCCATTTTGTTTTAGGGGAAAGATTGTTTATTGAAGCCCGGGTGACTTTTCGACGAATCCGGATTGGACGCGTCCAGTCGGAAAGAGGCTCCACTGACATCCGTACGCAAGAACTGTCTCTGAATTCACCGGACTCTTGCCAAACACAGCGTCGGGCGCAACCAGTGTGATGTGGTCACGGTTGTACGCAACAAGATCGGGCTGGTCTCGCGAATGAATCGTCTGCGAGTAGGTAAGACGGCGAAGATCCGACCCCGACCATGATAGATTGACGAGGGGCTCGAGCTCCGTTCCCACAAAGTTGCCGCCCGACACGAGAATGACTCGGTTCGCCAAGCCGTCCAGCGGTGCCGTCGCGATGCCGCGCGTCTCCTGGATGAGATGACGGCGGAGGGTCGTGTTGAGATGCTCCGCCATACGGTTCATTGTCACTGCGTTTTCAGTGTGTGACACGATCGATAGGATGAGGGGATACTTTGACGGAAATGCGTCGTTGACGAGTGCCACACAGCAAGATTCAAAACTCACATTGTCAAGAGCATAGTCGTATCCGTCGTTCAGAGGCTGCTTTGCGACAACGGGGTAGCCCTGCTCGTCGGAGTACACGTGAAGCTCAATCAACCGAACACCACGAGCCAAGGCGGTCGACACGTCCTCAAACACCGCGCCCGCTGCGTAGTAGTCACACAGTCTCTTGCTGGGGGTTGGTGCGATCGTCTGTGTCTTCCATTCGTCCCACAGCAGGTAGCCAAGCAGTCCGACTAGCGCATACTCCATTCTTGTTATACTTTGGGAATCTTAAATAGCAAGTTGCGGAACGAATTGACAACATCATCGGGAATCGTCTTGTCCATTGGAATCTGCATGAGGCACGCATAATGAAAGTAGAGACAGTACATACCGCACTCGCTGTCCTTGTACTGATGCCGGGTCTTGTTGAAGGTCATCTTCATCCCGTTCGGATGAATCCCCGTTGCGTCCCACTGCTTCTTCCACCTCTTCATCAGAGTCTGGATTTCAGGTTCGGGGGTGTGGGCGTACGAATCAAAGTATGTCACGCGAGGGTATTCAAGCTCCGGCCGAATGTCGCAAAAGACCGCAACCCAGTGCTCGCCGGGACCATCGTGTGGATCCGTGTTGAAGACAATGCCGATACGATGATTGCCCGACTTGAAGAGCTCAGGCAGCTTGACCGCACAGAGCGTGCTGATGATACACTCCCTTGTCTCGTTCTTCAAATCAAAATCAATTGGGACGGCACCTAAAAACTCATAGTCGGGAAACAAGTCCGTGTAGTTTTTCTCGACCGCCTGAATGTCGTCGCTCGACAGCCACTCTTGGCGATTCAGTGCCCACTCCTTGGGTGCGCGGGGACGCTGCATAAGCGATGCGATAATACACTCGGCCTCTCCCGTCTTGCATTTCTCATGAAGACGTGATTTCAGGGTCGACCACGTTTCCGACGCGCCTTGTTTTGCGATGGGAGGTTCACGAGGATGTTCCTTGTTGTACACGGTTCGAAGTCTTTCAATCTCCTCCTTGTCAAACCAGGACATTGCTCTTGTTCTAAAAATGGAAAGGATTCCACCCACCCGAACAACCTCACACAACAGGATGCAGATCTTCATCAAGACACTTACTGGCAAGACCATCACACTGGACGCGGAGGCGAGCGACACCATCGAGAACATCAAGCAGAAGATTCAGGACAAGGAGGGCATTCCCCCGGATCAGCAGCGTCTGATTTTCGCGGGAAAGCAGTTGGAGGACGGGCGTACCCTTGCGGACTACAACGTCCAAAAGGAGAGCACGCTTCATCTGGTGTTGCGACTTCGTGGTGGAATGGACGGGTTGAAGCCCGTTCTGGCAGAGTATGTCAAGGTCAGCAAGAACCTGAAGGAGATTAACGCCGCTGCCTCCGAGTTGCGTGACGAGAAGAACGCATTAGAGATGGATTTGGCAGCACTTTACAACGAGTCGCGGGATTTGCCCGACAAGATTGCCCTGTCGGCATCCGATGCAACGTTTGTTGTCAAGCGGCCGAATCAGTGGAAAAAGGGTTGGACGCTTTCAAAGAAGACCTTGGAGTCGTACTTGAAGGAGTTGGTGCCCGCTCAAGCCGAGCAGTTGATGGCGGCAATTATCGCCAGGCACGAGCCGACGCTGATTGCGGACGATTATGGATTTGAGGTGGTGATGTCGAGGAAGGATTAGACGATGTCATAATACAATTTCACAGTTTCTACTAGTTCGGTGTTCTCATTGTTCTCAATCCGCTTGATTTGAGTTTGAATTTCCTTCAACAAATTAGGCAGTCTCTTATTAATGTCTGGATTTTGCCGTGATCCTTTTTCAATGTAACTGTCTGGATTGAAGCGAACGAAGATGAGTTTGCCCGAGTGCCCCATGAAGATATCGTCAATTCGATCTACTTCATCTTGGACGTTATAACCTTTATGCTGTCGTTCATCTGTCTCGACACACAATAGCGTATTTCCAACTAACATTCTATGGTCAATTCGTCGACGATGTGTACAGTCGCATCCTGCAGTGTACAGCGGCTTGTCGTGAATGAATTCAGACATCTTTTCATTGAGGTAGTTTCGAACTTTTGCCTCTGGGCCCTTCTGACGAATGATCTTTGATCGAGGATCGGTCGGAAAGACATGTTTGAAACAGGTTGCACAATATCCATCATACTTCTTACAACCAGACCGTGAATCAGGCCAGTTTATACAGTTGGGACAGCGGTCACCTCCTCCGTGTCCTTTGCAGTGGTCGGTCTTTGCCCGTGCCGACTTCTTGCATCCCTCCGTCTTGCAGGGACGACCTCCTCCGTGCCCTATGCAGTGGTCGGTCTTTCCTTGTGCCGACTTCTTGCATCCCTCCGTCTTGCAGAGACGACCTCCTCCGTGCCTTACGCAGTGGTCGGTCTTTCCTTCTGCCGACTTCTTGCATCCCTCCGTCTTGCAGGGACGACCTCCTCCGTGTCCTTTGCAGTGGTCGGTCTTTGCCCGTGCCCACTTCTTGCATCCCTCCGTCTTGCAGGGACGACCTCCTCCGTGTCCTTTGCAGTGGTCGGTCTTTCCTTGTGCCGACTTCTTGCATCCCTCCGTCTTGCAGGGACGACCTCCTCCGTGCCCTATGC